CAGGAATGGAGGAGATAAAATCTGTCATGCTCCAAGTTTTGTATAATTTATATAGAATTAAACAAGAATTCCCCGGATTCAGACATCATGATCTTCATGGTGGTAACATTCTCGTACGCCCCGTGCCGACCAAGGAAATTGTGATACGTTTGGGGGAAAATCAATCATACAAGGTCTCAAATGGTGGTGTGGAAGCTGTTATGATTGATTTTGGACTGTCAGTTTTTCCTAGGATAACTAATCCCGTTATTTCAAATGGTGGATACGAATATGTGGGAATATCAAAGAAATCCCACCCCCAATATGATTTACACACCTTCCTGAATACTGTTTGGATTAAAGTGATTAGACCTAAAAATGAGAATGAGCGCAAGATACATGAATTTATCAAATCTCTCATCCCTACAAAGTATCTAGGTGTTATGGTAATGAAAAAACAAACTATTCTACGTCGTATTGGTATAGATGAGGGTAAAGGAGATATTCCAGGATTCAAAACGGTTTTGAATCACTCATTCTTCACCGGTGAAAAGAAAGTAAGTAAGCTTAATAAGGTTCTCAAAAATATTACCTCTAAGACCAAACTCCAAAAACCCACGATCATCGGTGTTCCCAATAAGAAGTCTCCAGTGAATCAGAAAGCGGCGTTGTCTCGTGCAGTGACTATAATGAAAGCAAAACAAAAACCGATTATTCGCCGAAAATAATATTATTATACACTATAAACAATGCTCGCTTTCATTATTCTCGCGATTATCAACATAATCATTCTGACGAAAACTGGTCAGGCCAAGAAGGCCGCCCCCCCAGTCGGGGAGGAAAAGGGTTGGACTGTTTACGGGACCATGGGGTGTGGCTGGACTCGTAAGCAACTTGAACATATGAAAAAAGCTAACAAGGCTCACACCTTTGTCGATTGCGACAAAGAGGAGTGTAAGGGTATGAAGGCCTTCCCCACCCTCGTCAGTCCTGATGGGGAAAAGACTGTTGGATACAAAGAGGTTTAAATACCTCGGACGACGGTGAGACCGATGGAAAGTATGAACGCATCAAGCATGGTGGTGATGGGTTTGAGCACGGTGATATGCTTCACAAGAGCACGGTTCCACACGAGGCGGAGAAGGAAAGTACTGATGAGGATGGTGAGTGCAAACAAGAGAAACTCGGTGAGCATATCAGACTTAGTGCGAGCCTTTGAAACTTCCTGGATCATTTATTAGATGTCAATATTTTTTTTCTATTCCAATTACAAATGAAAGGTCTACCTGTGAGTGGTTCCGAAAATCGATTTACCAATAGACGGTGGGGGTCGTCTACTGGTATCGGTAACAATAATTGTTATGCCTATGCCGTAGGTGACTATGAGGCTTATAGATGGCAAAAGTCTATTCCGGGTGATCGTTCCGGTATGTCAAATGGGTATCACAACTATACACATTGCACCACTCTTCCAAACCGTGTCGTATCAGACAACCCCAAGAAGGTGTACAAAGTTGGTGCAAATGAAAAATGTAAGAAGGGGTACTTCAAGGTGATGATGTTTGTGTCTCCTGGAAGACCCACAAACTATATCCGTCAAGGTGATTTTCATTTTTACAAACAACATAGTGTGATCGAGTATCGAATCAAAGTTGGAGACACCATCGCTTCAGTCGCGAAGTTTTTCAAAATTCCCGACTCAAGGATAAAGAGGGCTGGACCATTTAAAGTTGGTACACGTATCATATTCAATGCGAACGTATTCAGTCACAAGCGTGGGTGGGCGACTGGACCACTTCTGACTGATGCGAAAGGTAAAGCGATCGTAGATCCTCGTAAGGCTTCTAGGAACTACCCAGGTCTAAACTATGAGAAATATTGTAGTTCATTCTGCGTGAAGAACCGAGGGATCAAAGTCGGAAAGACTCACCCCAAGGTCTGAAAAAAGACTGTCAAGGTCTACGGTTTCTTCTACATCGAAGGTTATATCGAGCATATCCATCACACTTAAAACAGATTCATCATTCAAGTACACAGAGTTTGCAGCTGCTGTGTAATTGTTCTGAATCGTCACGGTGACCTTAAATTGAGATCCATCGAGTACTTTTCTACATGTAGGGCATGTATTCTTACCTTTATTTTTCCATTCCTGTAGACAGTGGGAATGAAATATATGTCCACATCTGGTCGGAGTATTATTCCGTGTTGACCTGACCTCACTGAGGCATATAGCACATATCGACATTCTATAGGAAGGTTCTAAAGTTTTTCTCGTGATTTCGCTCATTTAATAGATATCGGAAGCGTTCACGAGGGGTTTATCACAGGTGTTGCAGTTATCTTTACCCTGTTCCGCCTGTACACTTGAGAGAAGGGCGGGACCTTGTTTCTGGAGAAGCTGTCTGTATGAATAATTGTCTTCGAAAGAGATACCATTCTTCTTCATGACGTAGTTGTTGAACAGTTGGGTGGATGTGTTAACGGTGAAGCATCGACCATCGGCCATACCAAGTCGCTGAGACATATTGTTATTATAAAACTAGAAATTAATTTGTCTATTCGTAATCGTTTTCATCCACGACTCAAAACCCCCCTCCCTGAGCTTTTTGATAAAAGGATCGCATTTATACCCCAAATAAATATCAAAAACATCTGTTTCCTGTGTTCGAGACACCCTGATACCAGGATTCTCATTTATATGCTGATTAATGATATTGTATGCAAAGGCAATCTCTTTCAGAGTTTCTGCCCCTGTGATGATGATCTTACCTGTACTGAATATACTACATGTAATCTCCTTCATATCATGTGACGGTTTAAACTTTATTTTGACTGCTGAGTATCGATCCGGTTCAAAGGAAACTTTGAATATATCATCATACTCTTCAAACCAGTCTGCAACTTTGATGAGGTTAACGTTATAGTTTAGACTAAAATTAGAATTGATCATCACTACACGAAATGTATCATTTGAAATTTTGATATCCATACCCAAGAAAAACTTGAAGATATAGGCAAGTTGTGTAATGACACGTTTACAGTCGAAGAGATCACAGCACCCAGCAACTTGGATACTTCCATTGGGGAACACTTTTACAGATTTAGTGCTGTATGTATCGTGGTACGTTAGGGTCACCTGATTGTAAAAAGTGGTGGGTTTCAATTTCCATTCAAACCCATCAGTGTTTGTTCCCTCGCGTCGCATCTTATAAGATCCAATTCGTTCAAATGTTTCGCGGAGTTTTTTAATATCAACTGTCTGGATAAAGCTTGAAACCATTGTGATCGTCGTAATCTTGATCCACGAAGGTCTAGTCTCATCGGGTAAAGCTTTTCGCATATCATCGAGTGTTAGGAGATACGAAAAGCTATTATTGGCGATTGAAGAATACATGCTTTTATATATAACAAATGTTGCACTTAGGTGTTTAAAGAAAACAAACGTCGCATGATTAGATGACTTCATTTATCAAATTTGCGAAACACGTACATGACGTTGAATCTGATATCTCATACGTTGAGTTCAGTTATGATCGCTACGTGAATGGTAAAGGGTATGAAACCTATACTGATTACATCAATACTGAACCCCTAGCGGACTGGATAACACTCGAGTCTAAAAAACGTTCAATTCCTTATGAAAAATTCCTTGATGTGATGGTCCGTAAAACTATCGAGGTTCGTCAGCGTATGACTGAGCTCACACTTGAAAATATTCTTTTATATGAACAGCCTGATCGAGTATACATTCGTCTTGTACATGCTATTAAAATCATTGATCCAACATTCCAACCACCCCGCATAAATATGGAGAGTACTTGGCAGATGGAGCTTGCGAAAAAGATATGTAAAAAATACATTCAACATGCTATCCAGATGTGTATAAAAAAGTCTCGTCTTGAATACTTTCTCAGCGTCTTAAATACAATAGAGCGAGAACAATAAGAATAGCAACCAGAAAAATCCATAAATAGGGTATGCTTTTATTGGATACACCGATCCTAGCAGGTTTATCCCGTGTGAAACCGTAATCTATATTCCGTCGTGGATGAACATCCTTCTCAATAAGACATGGTTTAGTCTCTTCCTTACACAGACCCGTCTTACAAAATACACTCTTTTCTGTGAGAGGAACATTCATAGAAGGTTTCACTTCAACAAAATCCATAGAATTACTCGTCTGTCGCACACCCCCAGGAAGGG